AATGAATAGCATCAAACGAAAAGTGCACATTTTCTTCGCTTTCTTGATTTGGTTGTTTTTTTACAGGTAATATTTTTTCTGTTTTTTTTACAGCCAACAACTCATGCCGTTTAGTGTTGTCATATGTCCAAGATTCGTTATTGTCAGAATGAATTGCATCAAACGAAAATTGGAAATCTTCTTCGCTTGTTTGAGTTTCTTGTTTTTCAACAGGTTGTATTTTTTCTGGTTTCTTTACAGGTAACAACTTATGCCGTTCAGTATTGTCAACTGTCCAAGTATCATTTATCTTACCATGAATATCATCAAATGAAAATTGTACATCTTCTTTATTTTCTTGTATTGTAACATGTATTTTTTTTGGTTTCTTAACAGGCAACAACTTATGCCGTTCAGTATTGTCAACTGTCCAAGTGTTATTTATGTTACCATGAATATCATCAAACGAAAATTGGACATCATCCTTATTTTCTTGTATTGTAACATGTATTTTTTTTGGTTTTTTTACAGGTAACAATTTGTGCCGTTCAGTATTGTCAACTGTCCAAGTATCATTTATGTTACCATGAATATCATCAAACGAAAATTGTACATCATCCTTATTTTCTTGTATTGTTTCATGCAGTATTTTTTCTGGTTTTTTTACATGTAACAATTTGTGCCGTTCGGTATTGTCAACTGTCCAAGTATCATTTATGTTACCATGAATATCATCAAACGAAAATTGGACATCATCTTCATGTTTGGTTTCAATTTCAGTATCATATTCAATTTCAGTATCATATTCAGTTTCAGTATCATATTCAATTTCAGTATCATATTCAGTTTCAGTATCATATTCAATATCAGTATCATATTCAACTTCAGGTTCAATTACAACTTCAGGTTCAATTACAAGTTCAGGTTCAATATCAACTTCAGGTTCAATATCAACTTCAGGTTCAATATAAACTTGCAGTTCAATATCAACTTCAGGTTCAATTTCAACTTGCAGTTCAATATCAACTTCAGGTTCAATTACAACTTCAGGTTCAATATAAACTTCAGGTTCAATTTCAACTTGCAGTTCAATATCAACTTCAGGTTCAATTACAACTTCAGGTTCAATATCAACTTCAGGTTCAATATAAACTTCAGGTTCAATATCAACTTCAGGTTCAATATAAACTTCAGGTTCAATTACAACTTCAGGTTCAATATCAACTTCAGGTTCAATATAAACTTCAGGTTCAATATCAACTTCAGGTTCAATATAAACTTCAGGTTCAATATCAACTCCAGGTTCAATATCAACTTCAGGTTCAATATCAACTTCAGGTTCAATATCAACTTCAGGTTCAATATCAACTTCAGGTTCATCTTTATGTTCGGGTTTGATTTCAATATTTGTTTCAATTTTGAGTTTGATTTTTACTTTCGGTTTAACATCTTTTTTAGATTTAACGCATTTATTTTTTAGTTGATTTATTGCCGCACAATAAATAAGACGTCGTTGTTTTGGCGTTAAACCAACGGATGTTTGTAATTGAAATGCCACTCTCATATATTACCTGTATATTTTGTGCTAACTAACAAAGTTTAAATAAATTAAACTAAAATATTGTATTAGAATAACTAGATTATAACCTATATTATTATTATGAAAAATGTTCCAAGAAGATATATACCAAATAAATTAACTTTAAAAGATAAAAAAAAACAAAGAAGAATGATTAAAAAATCTAGAAAAATGTATAAAAAAGGAAAATATTATACTAGAAAACCAGTTAAATCTTATAAATCTAAAACAAGTAGTCATATTTTAAAAGCTCGACGAATCTATAAAATACATGATATTAAACCATCTAAAGAATTAGCTGTCAAAACAGGTTGTTCACTAAATACTTTAAAAAAAATTGTCAATAAAGGTCAGGGTGCATATTATAGTTCAGGTAGTAGACCAAATCAAAGTGGTAAATCATGGGGATATGCTAGATTAGCTAGTTCTATTACTAGTGGAAAAGCTGCAGCCGTTGATTATAAACTGCTTGAACAAGGATGTAAAAATAATAGTAAAGCTTTAAAATTAGCAAAAAAATCTAAAAAAAAATATGGACATAGTAGACGAAAAACACCAAGTGTTAAATTATAAAAATAAATTATTGACTAAATTGGAAGGTAAATGGAATAAAAATGAAATAAAAATATTGTATTAATACAAGTACAAAAGATGAGCAGTAAAACAACCTATATATTATCCACAGACACATTCAAGACAATATGGCAAGGTGCATTAGGTGCCATGACTTTTGGAGCATATCACCAATTTAATACAAATAGAATCATGGATTTAAACACTAAGTATATGACAGATAAACACAATAACGACATGAACAATTTAACTAACCAACACAATAACGATATGAACAATTTAACTGACAAATTAACTAACCAACACAATCGTGATATAAACAATTTAACTGAAAAGTTTAACAAATTAGAAAATGACCAAAAAAGTAGATGGTGGTAGATTTTTACTAAATTGTAAAAATGAAATAAAAACATTGTAATAATATAAATACAACAATATACGAAATTATGAGCACTAAAGCAACCACTTATTTATTATCTATGGACACTCTTAAGACAATGGGCCAAGGTGCATTGGGTGCCATGACTTTTGGAGCATATCATCAGTACACTACAAATAAAATTATGGAACTAAACAATGAAAATCAAAAACAATGGATTATACACAGAGATGCTAAACTAAATGAAAAAATAGCCAAATTAGAACAAGACAAAAACAATAGATGGTGGTAGATTTTTACGTGGTTTCATCATTCTATTATTTAAAAAAACAATATAAAAATATTGTTTTTTACTTTAACAATGATTCATTTTATTATTAATAAACGTTTTGCAGACAAATCATATGAAACAATAAATCATTTCACTAATTTTTATAAACGTTTTGTAGATGACCAAGCATATTATTCAATTAACCAGTTTACTGGTATTGGTTATAACTTTGTTGCACGCATGAATAAAAATGCATGTTATTCTCAAAGACTTTTTTATTACACATCGCATTGTTTTGGTGGAGCTGTATTAACTGGAATATTCTTAACTATAACTCGTAAGAAATTATCAAAAAAATATCTTGAACCAAAAATTGCTATTTATGGATTACTTGGTTTGATTTGTTCGTTAAATGCATATTTTCATATAATGTTTCGTGAGTATGAACCAAACCACCAACCATCAGGAACCTGTAATCTCTAGGTTTATTTTTTGCTTATTTTACTTTATATTACAAGCATTTCAATTTGCTACCAAGGGTTTTGAAATAATGGTTGTTGTAAAATACTTGTTTGTCTAATGTTTTTGTCAAAGTCTTATCACTCATTTGCAATGTTCTAATGCAATCATATTTACAAACAAATTCTTTGACCATTTTATGCTGATGGTCATATTGTCCAACTCCATCTTTATACAAAATTGGCTCTTCTCCTTTATTTTTCACAACAAACGCATTTTTTATTTTTTCGTTGCACGTTTCGTACAAGATATAATAATTACCCTTTGTTGGCATACTTCGCTTCACATACATGTCCAGTGCAGAACTTGATTCGTAGTCATTACATTGTGCCGCTGTTTTTCGGTTTAAATATACATTTAATATTTCAGTTTTGTCCAAGTTCAGTTTAGCAATGTATCCTAAATTTTGTGACTTGGTTTCTCTTGTGGGAGCAATTGTGGGAGAAATTATATTTGCATCTAAATGCCTTTCAACCAATAGCCAACGAAATCCACAATAAATAGTACTTTCCGCAATAGCCTTGTTAATACTCGGGCGTTTAATAGCACTATTTTCCTTCATGATTTCTGACACACTTTCATACACAGTTACCAATTGCATGGTTTCGGGATGTATTTTTTGCAACCGTGGACCAACTGTTGGCAAAGGCTCACCAAAATTAGTGGTGGTTTTTGTTTGCAATGAATTTAATCGCTCTACAATGTTTTGGTTGGTTTTTTCCAGATTATTTATTTTGCCAGACATTTGCTGTACTATTTCAGATAATTGTGTGATGTTGGCATTTAACGATTGAATGAGAGAGTTGTTATTATTATCGGCATTCATTTTGTTCATGATTTTAAGGTTTTCATTTTCCAGTTTTAATTTCTCAATGTCATGGTTGTTGAAATAATTAATATTGTTATTTACAATTTTCAATAACGTTTTGTAGGATAAATTTTTACCAATAAGAAATAATTCCAGTTCTGTTTCGTGACCTTTTAAATTGCACACTTTGCTGGGTCGAATCAGTTCATTCTCTTTTACAAACGATTCAAAATCTTTACTTTGGTTTACCGAAAAACAGTCCAACAAGAGACATTCGTCATACTTGCTTTTGTGCTCACTATATCTATCTTTGATACCTCTTCTGCTTTCGCCAACCTTTACAATATACTGACCATTTTCTAGCGTTTTAACTTTGATTATGTAAAAAATACAACCAATTGTGCCATATTCGTGCAATAATATCTTCTCTCTTTCTAAGATTTTTTGCTGGTTCAGTTTGTCTTCTAATTCTTTGTTTTTTTTGTCTTCCAATTGAAGCAACTGATGTTTTAATTCATCACTTTCTTCTTTTACAATTTCCTGTAAAATCTCTTCCAGTTTAATGAAATATTCATGTATTTCATCTGCTTTTTTTGTTCCTGCCTTTAAACAAAATCGTTTGAATGTGTTAATATTTAACATGACTAATTGTTTATTATGGCCACCTCTTACATTTGGATTTGATTTGTCAGTTGGTAGATTAGTTGTTGGGTAACACGATAAAATTTTATAATCTTTATTAATAATAAATAGTTTAAGCAACAATTCTTTAGATTTATGTTTTGAACTAAAATCCAGCCACTGCCATACATCATCCAAGTTAATAATAAAATCATTATTATAATCGTGATTTAAATAGCAATAAAAACTAGCCAAAAACATTTGCTGTTCGTAATTGGTAAAGTTGTTTTGTACCCTTTCAATTATTTTTGACTGATAATCACCAGTCATCTTGGTGATTGGATTGCTTTCAATAAGATTTACGATATCCATGCTTATATTAGTATATCATATATTATCTTTATATGCTTTTTGATATATTTAAGCAAAAAGCATATTTTTGTATTAAATAATTATTGCTCACCCGCCAGGGTGTGCAATACACTAAAACTAGAACAATTAATGCGTATTTTACGTTATTGCTCAAGAACATTCTTAAGCAAACAATTAAAAATACATCAAATTACAATGCTTTTGGCTAAATTAACGGTGTTTTTTTAAGCGTCTCATATAAAAAATCTTTAAATGAGATAATATGACACAATCGTGTCAGGAAATTATGATAAATATATACAATCCACGAATACTGTTCTTAGTATTGTGCTTAGTTGGAGTAGGCCAAACCACCCATGCCGCTCATAATTCTCAACACATTATAATTTGTGGCGTACACACGAACCTTGGCGGTCTTGGTGCCTTCCACAGTTGCATTAGACAGGACAAGCTGAAGGGTAGCGTTGTCAATACGAGAGAAGTTGCACGTGCCACTTGGTTGATGTTCCTCAGGTCTCAATGCAAACGCATACACGTTGATGCCCTCATCGGGAGAACGGGTATGTGCCTGGTAAGGCTGGACGAGGGAGAAGTAAGTTCCCTCACGCTCGGAGAAGCGGTCCTGTCCGTTGAGCTGGAGCTTGGCAGTAACCACGGGGTTAAGTCCCCAACAATGCATATCCAGAGAAGTCTCAGTTAGCACAAATGTTCCAGCGTCAGATACAGATGAGCCGTCCAAAGAAGACTGGTTGGCAAGAGCCTGAAGGGTAGCCATGGTCTGAGCGTCAAGTCCAGATGGGATTTCGTTGTTGGAAGCGTGAGACACACCGCCAAAGTTGGGCTCGTTTGCGGCGTTGCCAGGACTAGACCAGTAGCCAGTTTGGCCAGGCTGCAGACTGTAGTCAAGAGCACCAGCATCATTGAATAGGCCTTGCTGGTCAATATACTCGTTTTTACCAGCCACCGCCTGAGGTCCGCCAAACGCGTGGATAGCGTTGGGAAGAGCATCAATGGCGTCAGTGTAATTGAAGGGCTGGGCTCCCAGAACCTTAAAGAGCATTGCATCGCACACAAGGGACGAGCAATAATCAACGTTCTGATCGGGCTGCACAACCCAGATAAGCTCCTTCACGGGGTGATTGAAGTTCAGCTTGATCTTGTTACTAGACGAACCGACAGACTCGTCACCAGTAAACTGGAGCTGAGTAATGAGGTACTCGTGAGGCTGTTGGGCGAAACGACGTCTCTCATCCGTGTCAAGGAAGACATAGTCAACGTACAAAGATGCGGCAACCAGAGACTGGTTGTAGGCGATGGCAGCAGGAACTGGGGTTCCAGCCTTATAGTTACCAATAGTTGCATTGTTGCAACTTAGTGTGGTCACAGCCCACAAACACTCGTCGATGGGACGGATGTCGAGATTGATTTTGACTTCGTGATACTGCACTTCACGAAATACCCTACCTTTCGGTATATTTATGGTTTATTTTTGACCGTATCATCCATACAGTAGATATTTAATTGCCTTTGCATTTCTGCATCAGTAACATTACCTTTAACCAGGGAATAGACTATATCTTAAGTTATCATTTGTGTCGATTAAACACATCAAACCCAATACCATTTAGTCGTTGAACCTTATTCATAACCTTATCATAACGGTGTTAGAATCTTGGCTGCGGATTGCCGATTTCTGTGCAACTTTTATCTTGGTCGCACATCATACGGGGCATTATTACCATACCTGAGGTCGTTTTTCTCAGCCACCGTAAACTTTCATTTACGGCTTGGTAGCCCAAAAATTGTTTGTATTTAGTGTTAAACCGAACAACATTCACAATATTATTGTGATAGTAATGCAATTGCATTTTATCTGTTTTTCGTCGGTTTTCTATGCAAGTTAGTGGTTGTAAATTTGTCCAGTGGAAACATACATTTTTATCATTCTCATTTGAAAAATTAAACGAATTAATTGGAAGAATATGGTCTATTTGCCAGTAACTTCCAAAATTATCCCAGTTCATTTTCTCATCAAATCTAAACGCAAGCCATTTCATTAAGAATTCATTTTCACATCCAATCAATGATTTATAAGATGTATTTTTACCCTTAATCATTTTATGAATTTTACTTCTTAAAACTTCAGATATTTGAAAATTCAAATCTGTTTTTCGTTTCAATTTTATTTTTTCCTTTTTAATGGGTAAATAATCTCGATTCGCTTGCTTGGTTCGTTTTTTAATATGGTCTTGATCTCTATATATTTTCCGTTGTTCATTTATTTTAACTTCGTTTTCTTTGCGGTATTTTTGATTCTTAATTGATAAAGTGTCTTTGTTGTCTGTATAAAATTGTTGTTGTTTCAGTTTGATTTGTTCCTTGTTTTGCAGTCTATATTCTTTTCTACATAAATTACAATCATATCTATGACCATCAGGAGTACTTTTTAATTTACCAAACTTATTCAATTCAACTGTTTTCTTACACTTATAACAAACTTTGCTCATATTATCTCTCAATATTATTATACTACCACTAATTGCATTTAATACATTTTCATTTTTTTTTACGTCTTTACGGGTTTCCCGAACAATTTGGAATTGTCGCATCTTGTCTAAACCAGTTAAATCATTAAAGATTATAACCAGTTTAACAACAAGACACTAGCATCTGGGGAGAAGAACCAAAAAGGTTCTCCTTCTGAGCCCCGAACAAATTTTCCCTAAAACAGTTCTCAGATGTTTTAGGTTGGATACTTTTCTGCCCTGCAGGAGTTAAGGCAATAAGAGGCAAGGCCAATCCAGGATTGGTGCAAAACCAAAACTGAAGGGGAACGTAAAGAGTTGTCTCGGGAAGAGCATTACGAGGAGCACACACCTGGCGAGGAGCCAAGGCATCACAAGGACCATCAACCTCGGCGAAAGAGGGGTCGGTGATGAATGTCAGTTGTGTGGTATTTCCAATCATCTTGAAGTAACCACGCTCCTGCTCGGAAGTCATGGTAAGCTGATTCCAGATATGCATCCAGTCTCCATACTGGCGGTCAATGCGCTGTCCACCAATCTCGACCTCAACCTGGGCAATCAGCTGTTCACCAGGAAAGTCCAACCAACGAGCATAGACACCGTTGCCCAGACCAGCGGCGACAGATGCCACGCCCATAAGCTGGTTAATCTCGGGAAGAGTAACCTGTAGGTAAGTACGGTAACACAAGTCACCGTTTCTACTTATTGTACACTGAACACGCCGACCAAAGTCGGCTTGGCCATTGAAGGTTTGCTCGATAGACTCAATCGCAAAGTTAGTGTATCTACGATACGTAACCTTCCAAAAGGTAATCTGAGGGTTTGAAGTGAGGTAAACGTCCTGGGCACCGTAGGCCACAATTTGAAGAAGAGCACCAGCCATTTTTGCTTTATTATCTTCCTATAATATTAAAAAATAATGAAAAATAACCTAATTAATTAAACACCTCCATTTAATAATAATAATCTTACAAAACAAAACAAAAGTGAATTATGGTGGCAAAAACCATAAAAATGATTTTTTAATTTTGTAAAATAAACATTAAAAAGAAAATATGAATGTTGAATACCCTATATGTTTATTAAATTGGATAAATCCAAATAAAATAAAATGGATTGAATTGTCAAAAAATAACTCAGAAGGTGCTATGTTGTTATTCGCAAAATATCCAAAAAATATAAATATACTGAATGAAATTCATTCGTTTGATGGTTTAAATGATTTGAATGGTTATGATTATTTGTCGTCCAATGAGTCAGAAGGTGCTATGCTGTTTATTAAAAAACATCCAAATAAAATAAATTGGAATTTGTTGTCTAAAAATCCGTCAAAAGGTGCTATTCACTTGTTAGAACAAAATCCAAAAAAAATAAATTGGGAATATTTGTCTAAAAATACGTCAGAACATGCTATTCAGTTGCTAGAAAAAAATCAAGATAAAATCTGCTGGGCTTCTTTGTCTGAAAATTCGTCAAAAGGTGCTATCAAGTTGTTAGAAAAAAATCCAAATAAAATGGCTTGGTATTGCATGTCTAAAAATCCATCAGAAGGTGCAATGCAGTTGCTAGAAAAAAATCAAAAACAAATAGATTGGGAGAGTTTGTCTAAAAATCCATCAGAAGGTGCTATGCAGTTGCTTGAAAATAATCAAAATAAAATACATTGGGAGAGTTTGTCTGGCAATCCGTCAGAACGTGCTATGCGGTTGCTAGAAAATAATCCAGATCAAATATATTGGTATAATTTGTCTAAAAATACGTCAGAACGTGCTATGCGGTTGCTAGAAAATAATCCAGATCAAATATATTGGTATAATTTGTCTAAAAATACGTCAGAAGGTGCTATGCAGTTGTTAGAAAAAAACCGAAATAAAATAAATTGGGTTTGCTTGTCTAAAAATCCGTCAGAAAGTGCTATGCAGTTGTTAGAAAAAAATCTATATCAAATAACTAACATTTGTTGGGATAACTTGTCTATGAATCCGTCAGCTTTGCAGTTTCTAAAAAAAAACCAAAATAAAATAAATTGGAGAGGCTTGTCAATGAATCCTCATATATTCAAGTATGATTATATACAAATGAAACATAATTGTATGGTGTTTAAAGAAGAGCTGATACAAAATCGGTATCATCCCCGCAATATATCCAAGTTTAAAGATTGGAAAGTTAATGCGTTTGAGTTTGACTCTGATTCAAATTAAAACTAATAAAATATAAAAATGATTTATTTAATATACTTGTTTTTAATTAATTGTAAAATGACTAACTATTTTGATAAAAGTTATCATATTGTGGAAAATAGAGGTGATTGCTTAAAAGTTATGTTAATGGAGTTTATGTCTGACATTAACAAATGCAACCAAGTCGATGGTTACGGTTTCCTTAAAGTTTTGAAAGCAGATGACAGGGATCAATTTGTTGTCATGTTGTCTGCTAAAGAGAGACTTGAGTGTTATAAACGAAGGGCAATACAACTCTCCACATGGATTACGGTTATGAACTCGTTAAAGTTAAAAAGTAGCTATGCAGTATACAGAATAGCGTACTGGGGAGAAACTATCGGAAAATCCATAATCTACCCCAAACTAACTAAGTATGTTCTCCCTTTATGGAGATTTCAAATGTTTGTTGACGAAAAGTCATATTTCAAATTGTTAATTCAGTCGTTTGGTATGCTTAGCCTTTTTACACCTCATACTAATATATTGTTAGACATTGATAAGCATCACATGAAAAAATTGGATAATAAATATTCACGATCGAGTTGGCACAATACGGACTACAAGGTTCCTGATGATTATTATGGTGGCTAGTTTATCATTTAAAATTAAACATTTTTTGATTTATTGTAAAAATGATTGATAATTTAGATTAAATATTATAAAAATGGTAAAACTATCTTTATACAAAGCATCCAATGCACCAATAATTTTAATTGTTCGCATTGTTAAAAATAAACTTTGTTTGTTTATAAAGTGGAACATGATTTACAATACTTTTGAAGAAGGTCAGTTTTTAAAAAATAAACAATTATTTGATTGTGCAATTTCTAGTGACGGAACACTGGTTTACTACATGTATAATGAGTATGGTATTAATAATAATACTCACACCATTTTAAGCAAGGTTCCAAATGCAACTGCTATTTATTATGGCTCTGAAAATGTTGGCAGATGGGGCACAACTCAGTTCAACATATCTAATGGGAATATACCAATAGACAATGGAGCCAATTTAAAAATAACTTCATATGGAATTCAGCACGAATACCAAAACCAAATATTAATAGATAATGACACACAAATCAACAAAACCGTTTCTAATTCTGGAAAAATTAGTTCAGACACATTTCAAAACCAAGATAAAACTCATACTTATCAAGTTGATAAATGTCGCATTTTAATGGATGGTCATATAATATATGACTGTACTCATAGAGAATTTGTAAGTAGAGTTGCCGATGAATCAATTACTCTTGCTAATGAAGCTTCAGCATAACTTTGCTATAATCTGTATATACGTTTTCGATATTACTGTAATCTGCTTTTTGAGTAACCGTTAAAGGAGTCAATAAATACCATTTATCAATATTTTGCAATTTCATCCAGTAAACGTCAATGGCATAAACAGTTTTCATGTGTTTTTTATTTATGAGTTGTGTAACACTTTCTTTTACATTTTGAATTAACGTATCTAAATACGAACCATTAACCAAGTATGCAGTAGTTGTAAAACAACGATTTACTTTAACACATGGCACATTATCAACCAATTGATAAGGTGAATGAGCATTTCCTCCCAGTAAAAGCACATCCCATGATTTTCCCAAAGAACTTGCAAAAAATGTATGAGCTTGATTAGACAACAATTTGGGATTTGTAAAAACTACATCATCTTCAAGAATCAAGACATGAGACCAGTTATTATCTTTAGCTAACTGTAAACATTTAAGATGGCTCAAACTACATCCTATTGCTCCCAAATTTGGCATTGATATCGCCGAAAATCTGGTTGCTTTGTCTAAATATCCCATTTTAGCCAATTCGGTTTGCATGTGAACCAAACGGTCTGCTCGAGAATCTAAATTAATATAAAATATATGCTCAATATTTTCTAAAGAACTTACCATATTTAACTACTTTGTTAGTTCATCTATTTAATTATCTTTAAATTAAAATAAATATTATCAAAATCAAAATAAATATTAGGTAAAAAACATAAAAAAATAAACTCATGGTTAAACAACAAACTGTATAATAAGAAATGAATTATTTTCTTGTATTAATTGTTTTTTGTGTTATTTTATTCATATATCTACATCTCCAATTTCAGATGAAAACCAGCAATGATTTAGAATTGTTTGAAATTTATGATACAACCAAAGAAAATATGGAGGAAATATGCGATATACGCCAACCCGCCATATTTAACAATTTAGATGACCAGTTTGTAACCGCGGTTGTGAGAAAATTAAACATTGATGTGCTAATTCAAAAATACCCACAATATGATGTAAAAATTCGAGAAGCCAAGGCACATGCTGAAAAAGATATTGATACATTAAACAATGATTACGCATCTTTACCCCTAGTTGCTGCTAAGCAGTTAATTTATCAACAACCAAATAATACACAATCCGCTACGTTTTACTCAGAAAATAATTCCGATTTTTTAGATGAAACTAATGCTTTAAAAAACATTTCAGACCACATGTTAAGGCCTTATTTAACTAGTCGGTGTGACTATGATATTATTTTTGGTACAGAGGGATCTACTACACAACTGCGTTATAACATAAATTATCGCAATTTTTATATTTGCACCAAAGGCACAGTTTATATTAAACTGGTTCCCCCAAAATACTCTAAACAATTAAACCCTATCTCAGATTATGATTTATTCGAATTTCGATCTGACCATAACCTGTGGCTTAGTGAAAGTGATGCCAATTGTGGAGTTAATTCAAAAATTAAATCTTTAGAAATTGCTTTAACGCCTGGAAAAGTATTGTTTATTCCTGCTTATTGGTGGTCGTCATTTCAGTTTGGGTTTAATGCAAGTCTAGCAAGTTTTAAGTACCGAACTTATGTAAATCAGGCAGTTCATATTCCCCATTATTGCATGTGTTTAATGCAAGGACAAAACATTAAAAACAGTTTTTCAAAAAATAATATTGAAGACTTGCTCTTTGAAACCAAGACAAAGACAGAAACAACTTTAGTTGAGCCAACCTTGGAACCAGGTGTTGAACCAACTTTAGTAAAAAATAAAACCAACAACATAACATTAGAAATTAGTGAAACTCCAATTACTCCAATAATAACAGAAAATGAAAATATAGAAAATGAAAATACAGAAAATAAAAATACAGAAAATGAAAATACAGAAAATGAAAATACAGAAAATGAAAATAAAAGTAATACTAACAATACTCAACTTGATCCAATTATTGAAGTTGAAAATGAAGTTGAAAATGAAGTTGAAAATGAAGTTGAAAATGAAGTTGAAAATGAAGTTGAAAATGAAGTTGAAAATGAAGTTGAAAATGAAGTTGAAAATGAAGTTGAAAATGAAGTTGAAAATAAAGATGACTTAGAAATTATTGAAAATAAAGATGACTTAGAAATTATTGAAAATAATATTGATATATAATAAATGTCAAATGTCAAAGATTCTGGGATAATTAATATAGATGACAATGTTCAAGATTTATTTGAATCCATGTATAATAAAAATAATTACTTTTTTTTTATTATACATGGTCAGTCAATTACTCCAAATCAGTCTAATTGGCAATATATAGAAAAATCAATTGATTTTGTTCAAATGTTTGAATCCCACGGTAAACTAAGACATCCTTATGTTAAAGAATTGGATGCAAATATTCAAGAGATCATAATAAATAAAACTCTAATGTACGATTTAACTCAAACCGAAATTGTTGAGACATATAAGCCAAACGCTTCTAATGCATTTAGTCTTCCGCCTTTAGCTTGGGTTACAAACCCCTTAGTAGATATAAACACAAATTATGTAGAATTAATTGGATTTTACCATTTTATTTATGACCATACTAACAAATCATGTACACTAAACAAAAAAATACTAAATTGGCATCAACTAACTCAAATGGGAACTATTACATATTCCATACTATTTAAACAAATTAATTTGTATTTAAAAAAACATCCTGAATACAATACAATCCCTAAATCTAATTCTGGATTAGGCATTTTTTCATGTAGAGGTATAAATCCAGTTTTTGCTAAAGCATATTCAAATAATAATTCAAATACAAAAACGCATTTTAACACAACCGATGCAATATCACCTCACATCCCATACAATAACATTAACACTGTAAAATCTGGTTACGGGTTTAGTTTAGTTTCGCTAAACATTCCCAAACGAATTATTAATAATCAAGATACATGGATAGGTGCTTTGCTTGATATTAAACACCAAGGATGTGCTTTAAATGTCCTTAGTTATTACGATTTATTAAAAACACATTATGCGAGGGAAATGACGACTTGTTTAGATATAAAAGGCACATCAATATTTAAAATCGTTGATTTTATCAACAATTATTTTATGCAGTTGCAACCACCTAAACCCCACACTTATTTAATTATGCGATTTACTAAAGCCATGGCTATAAATTATCTTACTGAGCATTTTTTATATGAAAACACGGCAGTTAATAACACGTGCACCATTTTTAAAATGTATGAAAAAGATGCATATAAAAGAGGGTTTAGCGAAATAGGACACACAATAGCTTTAATGAAGATTGGTTCTAATGTATTTTTAACAGACCCTCAAACTATGACGTTTATTAATATTATAACAAATCGTGCTGAATTTATTAAGTATCTTAATCCGTGGAACTTTTTTGATTTAATACTTGTTTATTTACCAATTACATTAAACCGCAGATTTTATAATGATCCTTTATTAACAACTGGACAAATTAGATATAGACCTCCTAATATTACATTTGGGGGGAATCAGAGGAAAAAACATTGGTTTAAAACTCCAGTTAATGTTACATTTGGAGGAAGAAGAAGACGTGGGTACAAAACTCCTACAGTTAGAGGAAAAAACAGTCGGTACAAAACTAAACACAAGAAAACTAAACGCAAGAAAACTAAACGCAAGAAAACTAAACATAAAAATACTACACGTAAGAACACATATCCTCGTAAAACAAAATATTAATTAGTTATCGTTGTTTGAATCAAACTCAAACCCATTAACTTTCCAATGTCTAAACTTGGATATATTGCAGGGATGATACCGATTCTTCATTAAGTCTTCTTTAAATAACATACAGTTCTGTTTCATTTGTTTATAATCATAGTTAAATATATGCGAACTTACAGACAAACTCCACCAATCTATTTTATTTGGATTTTTTTCTAGCAACTGCACAGCACGTTCTGAGGTATTATTAACCAAATAACGCGGATGAGTTTTATCTGGATTATTTTCTAGCAAATGCATAGCTGACGGATTAAGACACAAATAACTCCAAATTATTTTATCTTGATTTTTTTCTAGCAAATGCATAGCTGACGGATTAAGACACAAATAACTCCAAATTATTTTATCTTGATTTTTTTCTAGAAACTGCATAGCTGACGGATTCATAGACAACATATCCCAATTTATTTTATCTGGATTTTTTTCTAATAACTGCATTGCTGACGGATTTTTAGACAAATAACACCAATTTATTTTATTTGGATTTTTTTCTAATAACTGCATTGCTGACGGATTTTTAGACAAATAACACCAATGTATTTTATCTTGATTTTTTTCTAGCAACCGCATAGCACCTTCTGTCGTATTACCAGACAACCATGGCCAATTTATTTTTTTTTTATTTTTTTCTAGCAACCGCATAGCACCTTCTGACGTATTTCTAGACAACCATGGCCAATTTATTTTATTTTGATTCTTTTCTAGCAACTGTATTGCTGACTCATTTATAGACAAACTCTCCCAATCTATTTTATCTGGATTCTTTTTTAGCAACTGAATAGCACCTTCTGACCTATTTTGAGACAAACCTTCCCAATGTATTTTATCTGGATTTATCCAATTCAATAAACACATGGGCAATTCAACATTCATAGTTTTTGTAATGTTTATTTACAAAACAAAAAATCATTTTTATATTTTAGTTTTAATTTAAATCAGAGTCAAACTCAAACCCATTAACTTTCCAATGTCTAAACTTGGATATATTGCGGGGATGAAACCGATTCTTCATTAAGTCTTCTTTAAACAACATACAGTTCTGTTTCATTTGTTTATAATCATAGTTGAATATGTATGGATTTTTAGACAACCAATACCAATCTATTTTATTTGGATTTTTTTCTAACAACTGCACAGTACATTTTGACTGATTTTCTGACAACAATTTCCAATTAATTTTATCTGGATTTTTTTCTAATATTTGTATAGCATATTTTGACTTATTATGGGACAAGTTATCCCAATTTATTTTATCTGGATTTTTTTCTAACAACTGCATAGCACCTTTTGACGGATTTTGAGACAAATTATACCAATCTATTTCATTTTGATTATTTTCTAGCAACTGTATAGCTAACGGATTATTAGACAAGATCCGCCAATCGATTTTATATGTATTTGTTTCTAGCAACCGCATAGCACCTTCTGACTTATTACCAGACAAGTTATTCCAACTGATTTTATCTGGATTATTTTTAAGCAATTGGATAGCTGACGGATTACTTGACAATTCAGCCCAATGAATTTTATCTGGATTTTGTTCTAGCAATTGCATAGCACCTTCTGACTCATTGAAACACAACCAACCCCAATCAATTTTATCTGGATTTTTTTCTATTAACTGTATTGCTGACGATATTTTAGACAAGAGGTACCAATTTATTCTATGTTGATTTTTTTCTAGCAACTGCATTGCTGACGGATTCAAACACAACCAATCCCAATGTATTTTATCTTGATTTTTTTCTAATAACTGCATTGCTGACAGATTTCTAGACAAATTTATCCAATATATTTTATTTGGAGTTTTCTCTAACAACTGTATAGCACCTTCTGATGAATTTGCGGACAAGTATGACCAAGATATTTTATTTGGTTTCTTTTTTAACAACTGAATAGCACCTTCTGACGTATTTTGAGACAAACCTTCCCAATGTATTTTATCTGGATTTATCCAATTCAATAAACATATGGGCAATTCAACATTCATAGTTTTTGTAATATTTATTTACAAAACAAAAATCATTTTTTCGTAATTTAATTTTAACAAATAAAATCATTATAAAAATGAATTAAAAATATAACTATATGTTATTAAAAGAAGTATGAGTGACGAGACCGAAACCGAACCAGCTGTAATTAAAATGACCGAAGTTTTAGCAGAAAATCAAGTCCAGCCAACACTTGATTTAGACCTTATAGCTAAGTTACCAATTCCCGCATACAAGACAACTGCAAAAATCGTTAACTTAAATAATAAAACATCCAACCGTCTTACATTTACTTTAACTGGTGTGCTGCCCAGTTTTGCAAATGCAATTCGCCGCACTATTCTATCTGATATTCCTGTGGTCGGATTTGTTACTACTCCTAATAAAGATAACAAAGCAACTATTATCAAAAATACAAGTCGATTTAACAACGAGTATTTAAAGCAACGTTTGTCTTGCATCCCAATTTACAGTATTAATCTAAAAGACGAGCACGGCGAAACAATTACCAATATGCAACTTGTTGACAATTACAAGATTGAGTTGCATGTGGTCAATAATACCGACAGTATTCTTTGGGTAACATCAAAAGATTTCAAGCTAGTCAACAAGATAACTGGGGAACCCATGGACAAAACTGAAAAAATTGCCGACCAGTTGTTTCCACCATTCATACCTCTTAACGATTCCAACCACTATATTGATTTCATGTGTTTACGACCGCGAGTTTCAGATGCTTTGTTTGGCGAAGAGTTGCATTTAACTTGTGAATTTAATATTACAAGTGCCTCAAAAAACTCCTGCTACAATGTTACTAAAACTATTTCATATGGAAACACAGTTGATTTAAACAAACAAACAAAAAAAATTGCAGATATTAAAGAAACCTCTAGAATAGAAAAAATGTCAAAGGTTGAAACAGACTTTGTGGTTAAAAACTTTGAACTACTTGATGGCAAGCGTTTGTATATTCCCAATAGTTTTGACTTTGTAATTGAAACTTTAGGAATATATGAAAATGCTGTTTTGGTACAACATGCGTGTACTATTTTAGCGGATATGTTAACTAGCCTTCTTGAGGCCATGGTTCAAAAAGACGAAACCATAGTTACAGTGAAAAAAAATATGGCAAATACTATTCCCAACTGCTGGGATATTATTTTGCACAATGAAGACTATACTTTAGGCACCATGCTTAATGACAAGCTTTATCACAACTTTTACAATAACGCAGATGCAGAAAAAAACATGCTTAATTATTGTGGGTTTAAAAAAGAACATCCCCACAACGCATTTAGTACTCTTCGCATTGGTATTATCAAAGATATTCATGTAGAGTTTATTCAGTTTATGTTTTCACAAATTATTACACAAATCCGTGACGAGTTTTTGCTAATTGCTAGGCTTGTCATGAAACCATAAGAACTTAAATAATAATTTTAGTAAAAATGATTATATACTCACTAAAATACACATAAGACATAACACATAAGACATAAACCATGTCTCAAAGGCAAGATGTTTTATCATGGGACGAGTATTTTATGTCTGTAGCATATTTGTCATCCATGCGGTCTAAAGACCCGTCCACACAAGTTGGTGCTTGTATTGTAAACCAAGACAACATTATTCTTGGTATTGGCTACAACGGTTTTCCAATTGGTTGCGATGACAATGTGTTGCCATGGACACGTGTAACTAGTTCTTTAACTAGTAAAAGTGTTAAAGACGAATTAGACACGAAATATCCTTTTGTTTGTCATGCAGAAATGAATGCAATTTTAAACAAATCAAATGCAGATATAAGAGGTAGTCGCATTTACGTAGTGCTTTTTCCATGTAATGAGTGTGCCAAGATGATTATTCAAAGTGGAATTCGCGAAGTTATTTTTGTAAAAGACACTTACCACGAAACAAATTCATATAAAGCCGCACGACTTATGTTTGACTTCAGTGGCGTCTCAATACGTCGGTATATGCCAATAAAAAAAGAAATAATTATTTCATTTACATAAACTCAAAATATTTTTGAGTTTCAATTTTTGTTTATTAAGTAAAAGCAAATAAATCATTATCATCATTACTCTCCTCTTTTTTATTAAAATTTGGATATGTATCTATAATCCAATCAGCCATAAGAATGTCATGACGACGAACTGCCCGAAAGTAAGCTGACTTCATAGGTACCTCGTCAATTAATCTAACTGTTTTCATCCACTGAAGTATGTTTAGGTGACCTTTTTCACAAATCTCAATTACAAGTTTTTCTGGATTTATTAAATAAATGGGATGTGTTGTGTATAACCACTTAATAAACACAAGATTTCCATGTTTTGCTACAATACAAAAACACTCTTCGTTATTGAAACTAATGTCCATATCTCGGTTCATACAATCTTGGTTTAAGTTAAATATCCTCATAGCCCCTAAAACATTATTATTATGACAGCACTGACGAAACTCAATTTCGTGACTTTGTAACGAGGTTTCCATAAATGATGCAAATGTACTTGTAGGATAAGAACTCATCATTATTAATAATTAATAATTTATTTAATATGTATAATTTTGGGTTGTAGTTTTAAAAATATTAATTTTCATTTTTATTTTTGTTTTAAGTTTATTTTTAATAAAAACAATATAAGTAAAATACACAATAATATATAATTTATAACCAATAACAACAAAAAACATGAACGCAGCCGACAAAATTCAACTTGGTAAAATGATTAACGCCAATAAGGACACATATATTGACCAAACCGAGCTCATTCGCCAAGTTAAGCACAGTGTCATATTTCGCAAAGATATAGCAGCTCTCCAGGCTCTTATGGCCAAGTATCCTGACGAACCAGAAAACGTTGCTATTGAGGCAATTACTGAGTGCTCTTTTTTATGTACATATTACACAGACATTTACAACAAAATTCGTAAAGACGAAATGAATATGCCAAGATTGTTTGTTTGGATTGACTGCTTAGAAGATATTGAAAATGGTATTCACCAAAATGAAGCATCTTTTAAAATTGGTACTATCTTAAGAGAAATCTATGTGGATAGTGCCTTAAGAAAAGCCAATAAAATTAATGCAGCAGGCGAAGAAGTTAACCCCGATGCCAACCAAGAAGAAGTAGCTGTTACAAAAGTAATTAGTTATATTGAATACAAAAACCATCGCAAGACTATTGAGTATAATTTAACTCAATCCAAAATAAAATAAATAATAAAATAAATAAGAAATTATCATTACTGTAAAAATTATTGATAATTATTGTGTAATTTAAATTGTATTTTAAATAAGTTTTTATTGTTTAACGAACGTATTTACCAACACGAACAAAGCTGTCTACTACAAAAATAACAAAGACACCTAAAAACGAATACAAGATAATATCCTCGGTCACACTGTCGGTTTTTATTGACTGTTGCTCCTCCATCAAATGAATTAAATAATTTAACTTTGTTAAAGTTGGGTCATTTGTATTGTCCGAATTTAAAAAAGTTGTACTTGCTGTACCAACACTATTTCCACTATTTCCACTACTTGGTATAGACGAAATTGCAGTTGTATTACTTGGGGGATAGTTTCCCATAAGATTGCGATAATACTGCTTTTGCTCTTGCTCTGACATAAAGTTTTTATCTAAGTTATGTCTGTCAGCTGTTTCGTCAACATTGTAAGTGCCCATTGTACCATTAGGGTCTATTTTGAGATTTGAATTTGAGTTGTTCATTAAAGGCGCATATTTGTTTTCAGAAGCGGTTTTAATGTGTTCTTGACTTGCTGAAATAGGGGGAGCAAGAAGTGGTTTAAAGTCTCCTAGATTATTATCATCATCATCATCATTTTCATTATAACTAGAAAACCCTTCGTTAATATTTTGCGAACTTGTATTATTATGAACAGATTGAACAACTGACTTTACTTTATCAATATCGGGAGCCACAGGTCTACGTTGAGTTTTGTTTCGTTTATCTCCTGAATTCATTTTTCTTTTGCTAATTAAATTTTGGGTGGATGAATCGGGATTTATATTATAATCATTATCCACACTTGCCGCAGAATAAGAAAAAGACATTCTTACTTACTTATGATATTATTTTATTAGCAAAAAATATAAATTATTCTATTTTAATCTTGATTAATATTCTTAATAAATATTAATCACAAAAGAATAACCAAACACAACCAAAGACAATAAAATAAACCCCATATAAAAGTATAGTTTTTTAATAATATTATTTTGTGTGTTAATTGTTATTAAGTTGTTATATTTATTATCAATTAATGTTTTAGTAAAATTATTCCAAAAATCAGCAACTTTGGTCAAATCGTCATGATGATTGCTTATTAACTCGCGATTCACTTTCATCAATGTCTTATAAATATATTCTGTATCACCACATTGCTTTGCCGCCCGCATAATTTTACATGTGTTCATGTCTTTTATTGTTTGTGACTTAGTCACAACAAACCACGTATGATTTTTTAAACAAACGCATAAATCTCCGTCTAATGTCGTAATTTCTGGCTCATTAAATATAACACCCTCGTCAAAATAATTATACGATAACCACTTTACAGTGACCTTCGTAATTAGTTTGTTGTTTTTCAACGTAACATCAAATAAACCAGTTATCATGATTTCCTCATATGGTTTGTTTTTAGGTTGCATAAATTTAATCAAACAATCAAAATCAAACCCATAATTATCTATTGACTCCAGTTCATAGTGCTTTTTTTTAAACTTGTTAATTTCCCTATAACACCACTTAGGTATTTCCAAAGAACGCCTAGACAATAAATCATCATAACATATCTTCTCAATAACATTGTCAAGTATATCATCAATAACATTGTCAATTATATCATCAATGACCTCACAAACAATTATATTGTCTTTTTGATTGTCATCATTAAATAAATTACTGTTTTTGTTAAAAGTCATTTTATTCTTTATATTGTTATTTGCACTAAAAACTTGTATTAAAATTGAGTGAAAATTAAGTGAAAATTATATTTCATTTTTTAAATAAATAGCATAAAGTATTATTTTATTTTCACTAAATACATAAACAAGCATGAGCAACAATGATGATATTAAGCAAATTCAATTTTCCCCTGACCTGTTAAAAATTAAAAAAAAACGACAAACTAAAAAAAAACCTCCAGCAACAAAATTGTCTGCTGGTACCGTAAATACCATTAAAAATAATTTAGTGCAACGAATTCAGTCTCATAAAATAAATGAAATGGGTGGAATTGAAAAACTACACAGTACTCAACATAAAATTGGACAACAAGTTAATCAACAAATTATACCTAAATTACCCACAACTAATCACTTGAATGATGCTATGAGTTATCTCTCCAATATTAAAGGCACAAATCATTTAACCAAAACAATAAAACAATCAACGTTAACAAATCAAAAACAATTAAATAGTGCTTCAAGTATTAATAATTCTCACCAGTTAGACTCTGCTTCGCAAGAACCGGCATATGGAATATTAAAAGGTGGCACTAAACCATTATACCGCAGTTGGGTTAATCAAACATTAAAACATCCACAAACACATACTACTAATAATGATAAACCTTCTGTATTAAAAGTAGTGAGAAAGAGACGAATGACTCTTGGAAAAACAAAACACAATGTTGGAGTTTTAGTTAAAAATGCAAAAACCCGCAAAGATATTATGCAAGCGAAAAACGAAATTCAAAATGCAAAAATCCACGACATCAAGCATGACTTATTTAAAAAAGGCATGATTCGCACTGGGTCACAAGCTCCTGATGATATTTTAAAAAAAATGTACGAATCGTCAATTTTAGCAGGTTATCTTACTAATAATAACAATATTTACCAAAATGCTTTGGATGATATTAAAAATAATTTATAATATTATTAATTGTTCTTGTGTAATTTAACCAATTATTTGTGGTAATAGTAATTTTACTTATTTTCTTAAATAGTACTAAATTACTTAAATTAAATAATATTACTTTACATTAATGATTAATATATCTGAATTTGTTCGTCGTATTATCAAGTACCTTATTGAGGGATTTATGGTGGCAATTGCCGCTTTTGCAATTCCTGAGCGTTCTTTAAATATTGAGGAAATCCTTGCAGTGACTTTAACTGCAACTGCTACATTTGCTATTTTAGATACATATATTCCTAGTATTGGTGCTAGCACCCGTGAAGGTGCTGGGTTTGGTATTGGACTAAATTTGGTTGGTGGTATTTAATTTTAATTATTATTTGTTACAAGTAAAAATAATATAGTAAGATATTAGACGTTATGTCCAGTTTAACCAAGACTAAAAAAACACAAAATAACACCACCACTACGAATAACCCTGTCACTCGTAAACGATGTCCCAATGGTCAAAGGCGAAATAAACAAGGTGACTGTGTAAATTCAAAAGAACCAACTGAAGAAAATCTTGCAAAATTAGACACAATTTCTCCTACTTTAAACGCAGTACCTTTAAACGCAGTACCTTTAAACGCAGTACCTTTAAACGCAGTACCTTTAAACGCAGTACCTTTAAACGCAGTACCTGTTAAAAAAAAACGTTGTCCTACAGGTCAACGGCGAAATAAACAAGGTGAATGTGTAGACAAAAATGAGGATAAAGCATTTAAAAATGTTGAAAATGTTGAAAATGTTAAAGAAATACGTTTAGAATTATCATTAGGCGACATCATTCAAATAAACAACGAAGATACAATGTATTACATTAACTATGTGGATGAGCATCAAATGGACTGTGTTGATATTTCAGATTCATTAATTAAACGTACATTTCGCATTGAAGATGGGCATTTTGTGCCTAATAATGAAATTCGTATCATTACTATCATTTACAAAAATCCTTTGCGTGGATTTGTAAAACAACACCACTTTAATATTCACACCTGGATTGAAATTTATTTTAAAAATGACCCAAATCCTCTCATTGCTGAAATCACAAACATTCAAGAAGACATGATTCAGATTCAAAGACAAGATAAAGATATTTTTTATTTTATTAATTTTAAGTACCAGGGTGTGCCAAAAACATCTAATATTCAAACAATTCGTATATTGCCAGAAGGTCCGCCTCAAAAAAATGAACAAACCATG